GTCCGCCTTCTGGTTGACATCCGGCGTAAAGATGCGCATCTTATCCGTCTTGGAGATCGCGATAGGCACACGACGCGGCAGGATGATCCAGTTGATGGACTTCGCCCCCGTGTCAGCCTTGAAGCCCCCCTTCTCCTGCCCTGCGGTCTTGCCGTCGTTGAATACATAAGCCGTCTTCATTCGTGCAGAGGGGACGGGGATGATCGGAATCTCGTTGTACGTCCGCACCTTCGTATCGATTTCCCCTGCCTTAAACTGCGTCACATCGAGATAACGCTGGATGTTCTTCGCACCGTTCAGCACCGTGCGAACAGGCGTCGACATGATGATGACAAGCCCCTCGCTGTCGCCGACGATGTCCTGAATCTTCGTGATCTCGGCATCCAGCGCGTCAAGGATATTGTCCTTGTCCGGCGTAAAGCTCGCCGTCTCATGCGATGCGCCCTTTGCGAGTGCCGCGATCCGCGAATATCGGTAGGCGTCCACCTCGGGGATCACCTGTAGACGCTGAAACTCTCCCATGACGTTGCCCGCCGAAGCGATGAAGTTGCTCTCATCCACATCCATTGCGTCAAGATGGAACGTGCGGCCTCTGTCCTGCGTGAGCTTGTAATCACGGTAGGACAGCGTCACAGCGCCCTGATTGAAGCCGTTGTCACGGTCATACTTTGCCATGCCCGTGGTCGAAATCTCGGGCATGCGTACGGTATCGCCGCCCGTATACTTCACGTTGCCTGCATTCGCTTCCATCCAGCCGGACGTCGCCCCGACGAGCATTTGATCGTCGAGCTCCTTCTGGAAGATTTTTGCCATTTCAAGCGTATTGATTGCCATGTTGTTTTTGCCTCCTTACATCTCTAGCGCCTGCTTAAACTGCTGCGCAATCGTCAAATTCTCATCCTGCGCCCCCGCGCTGCTCCCCGGCTTCAGGCCGTCAATCTGCGGCGTCGGATTCGCCTCCTCGAAAAGATATGCGTCCGATTCCTTGATCTTCTTGATCTGGTCGTCGAGCCCCTTAATCGTCTCGCCGTCACGCTTGAGTACGGACGTATCGAGCAGGGCTTTCACTGCGGCGGTGTTCTTCGCCTTGCTGCCGACGAGCGTCTTCTCGAGCAGCGCGTCAAACTGCATCTGTTCAAGTTTTGCGGCATGCTCCTTTGCACGCGCCTCACCCGCAGCTTTCATTTCCTCAAGCCGCTTCACGAGCTCGGCGTTGTCCTTGTGATCCTTCTTGAGCTTCTCCAGCTCACTCTTGACCGTTCTGCTTTCCTCCTTTGCGGTCTTGAGCTCCTCGTCTCTCTCGGCGAGTTTGCCCTTCGCTACGTAATTTTTCTCGTAGTCCTCGGCAATCTTCGCCGCCTGCTCATCGGTCAGCCCGAGAGCTTTGAGTTCCTCCTTCGTCATTATATGACCTCCTTTGAAGATAGATGCCCTGCCGTCAAGCACGGAGGGCATAAGAAAAGCACTCACGATGATTCGTAAGTGCTTATTCGCTATTTGGTTTAGCCTAGATCAAGACATCGTTATCAACCTGCACGACTGGCGAAAAACTCCTTCCAATAGGGATTTTCGCGGTCAAAAATTTCTTTTTGTTCGGGCGTCAACATATCGGGATAATCCTGAAACATATTGAAAATGGTCTTTTTGTCGAACGTAAAGAGCCACTGACCTACTGCGTCCGTCTCAACCCAATAGATTTTATCGGTCGGATTGTTCTTGTAAAACTTCTTATTTGACACTTCCACCTTCCCCTTTCATTTCATTTTCTGCCGCCGTGTTGATGTACCCCAGCAAGGCTTTTATTTCCTCAGAACGTTTCATCTCCTCAATGTCAATCATAAAGCCCATCTCATCTCGTCCCCTGCCGTTCCGGCATCCAAATCGCTTTGATAGCGTATACCTCGGATTCCCGTTGAAGGTATGCCAGCCCTGCAGCTTGTCTGATTGCAATTCAAGATATTGGAGAGCACCGCTATCCGCTTTTCGCACAATGGCAGCGTGTTGCCCGGAGACGAAATAATACTGCTTCCCAACTTCCACTCGCTTCAAGAGTCTATTGCCGACGGTGATTTCTGACCTTGCTGTTTCAACGATTGCGTCGATGCCGGGGAATTTTATAACCTTCTTTAGCGTCGCTTTCTGCGAGAAAATCTCTTGACTGCGTCCGCCTCGAAAGTCTAATACGTCAAGCCCGCTGAGCCGTCCGACATATGCCAACCCTAAAGATACGCATGACCCAGTCGTTTTGTCGTCGCCGGCCAACGCCTTAATAACAGCTGTCTCATCAATAGGACCGCTATACGCAATCGGTTTTAAGTATTCAACATTATCAGCTTTCAGGTTGTCAACAATGCTTTTTAAGTGCTCGTTTTGAACAGCCTGTTTTTCTGCCTTTACAGTGCCGCTTCCGCCACCCGTTTCCGAAGAAGGCTTCTTGACATATTTATTATACCACTTCTCATATGTCATGTCACCCTCCACGAACACCGTTTTGCCAGTGTCGGGGTCTCGTGCGGCGCGCGTCGTCTCGATATCCGATCCCTCGAGTTCCTCGAGGTACGGCACTGTCGTCGTGCGGCAATGGCAATGAAACGGTGGCATGGTTACGCCAGGCTTTGCGTCCTTGACCGCAAACACTTTGCCGTCAAGCTTTCGACAGATGCGGCTTGTCTTTCGGTCGAGCACTGCGAGAATCTGATACTGTTCGACGTCGAGCTCCTTATAGCAGTCAAACGCCGCTTTTTCCTGCACATAGGCGGTTTCGGTCTCAATAAGGCGCCGCGCGTTGAAGAACGACATGTTCATACGCTTTGCAACACCCTCGGCGATTGCCGTTGTGCCGCTGCCCGTCATAAGCGCACGCGTGAGGTCGAGATGGAGGTTTTGAATCAGTTGATTCTTGTTCTCCCATATGCGGCTCGAAAAATCCTTGCCATCGGGCGCCCACGGCTTTGAGATCGCAGCGTCAATCTGCTCCTGCCCAATCTGCCGAAAGGGTGAAAATCCTTTCATCTGCTGTGTCTCGTATGCCGTCCTATAGTAGCTGTCCCCGTAGACATTCGCAAGCAGATCAGTCAAATCGATGTTTTGCCGGTTCGCCAACATCTCAATGTGATGCGCCGTCTGAATATAAATCTGCTGACTGCGGTCAAGCCGCACCCGGATCGACGCTTGTTCGAGCATCTTTTGATACCGCTCCGGCAGCCCTTTTTTCTTCGCCAGCGTGACGTAATGCTCGAGTTTCAGCTTGAAGGCTTTCATCTCGCGTGCGTCGAGCTGCTTTTGTGCATCGGCAAGGCTCAGTCCGTTTTCATCAGCATATCTCACATACCAATCAATGACGTCCTTGCGGAGCTTTTCAAGAGTCTCTTGATACATTCGGGCAGTGCCCGCGGTGAGTGCGTCAGCCTTCGCCATTTCGCGGCGTTTCAGCCGCTCGAATCGGTCATTCCAGTACTGTTCATTCTTCGTCATGCGATTCACCGCCCGGATTTGCATAGTCGTCTATGCCCGCTTTCTGCTCCTCCTGTTTCAGTCGTTTCATCTCCTCCGCAGTGTCCTTCGTCCACGGATGATTGGCGACGATGGTCTCCTTGCTGATGATACCCACCGACGCGCGGCAGTCGTTAATGACCTCGGATTCATTAACAGGCGTGTCGCGGTTGAAGATAAACTCGACGTCTCCGCTGTCCTGCCCACGCATACCGAGATATACGCGCACGAACCACATCAACTGTTGTAGCGCCGCTTGAAACTCGAGTTCCATGCCGTCAGCGTCAAGGTCGATGTCGCTGTAGATCGAGCGGATGTTCATCTGATTCGGCTGATTGCTCATGCGCTCGTCTTTAGCGTCGAATCCGCGCCCGTTCTCGATGATCGCGCGCCGCAGCATCTTGACGATTGCCTCATAATTCGCCGCGTTGACCTCGACGGTCAGCGTCTTCACGCCGCCGCGCCCGCTATCGCTGTCCGTGCGCACTTTGACCGCACCATAAGCGATGAGGTTACGCCGAAAGTCCGCAAGATTCTCCCCGTCGTAGTTCTCAATGACAAGAATCGTATGCCGTACGTCCTCCTGCATATTGTCGGCGAAATTGCTAACCAGCGTATTGAGTGCATCCTGCAGGCACTTGACGCGGCAGATGAGAGGAATCTCCTTCGCATTGTATTTGAACGCGATGAGCGGAATGCGCTCCCAGTTCATGGGCTGTCCGTCGTACGTGATATAGCTCTCCGGTTCCTGTGCATCAGCGATAAGCTGTTGCGCGTCTGTCCAGATGTAACGCCGTACGCCGTCCGTCGTGTAGTGCTCCGCGCGCCATATTATTTTGGGCTGTGCGCCCTCGTAGACGTACGTCGGATAGATGCGCAGGAACGAATCAAGCTCCTCATGGTCTTCGTCCCGCCAAAACGGAAGAATCTCCTCTGGGTTGAACCGCTTGAACTTCAATGTGCCCTCCGACACATACGGATGCAAATATCCGATGCCCGCCGTCATGCTATCCGAGCCGGTGTTGCGTAAACGGCGGTGAAATGTCGTATCAAACACCGAGCTAAGCGCCTCTTTGAGCGCCTCGTCCTCCGTCTTGACCTCAATCGGCTTTGAAAGCAGATAATTGACCTTCTGGTCAACAAGCTCCGCAAAGCGGTTATCACACAGCCGGCTGTTCGGCAGATTCGTCACGGTGCGCTCTCTGCCGCCCTCGCCGATGGCCGTGCGCTGTTTATCGCAGATGTCCTGCATGCCGTCATAGTACCGCCTGCCCGTCAGCATGTTCTCACGCTTCTTCGACGCGAGCCATGCGCGAATCTCAAGTTCGAGAAATTCGGTCTCCGTGATGCCACTGCTGCGTGTCCAACGGATCAACCCGCGGAAAAAGTCTCGTATGCTTGGTAAGCTAAACATAAAATCACCTCCTTCACTGGAAACTGTACGTATCGCCGCGACCGATCTTCTCCGCGATGCCTGTCAGCGCATCCGGCGCATCGTCGTGCTTGTTCTTGCCCTCGCGCTGATACTTCATAAGCGCGTCGTAAAACTCCGGCCACCGGTCGCGCCAGTTCGCAGGGAAATAGATGTGCTCCATGCACCATGTCGCATTGGACAGGATACGAGCCGCCTTGTTCCGCGACTGATGGAACGGTCGGATGACCGTTTGATTGCCTACGTGCGTCTCGCGCAAATGCCGCTCCACCGACCGAGCAAATCCGCGCCCGCCCGAGTTGGATTCGATGTCGGCGACGTTCACGCGGTCACCCGCAAGCATACGCGCCGTAGCGGGCTCCGTGACCTCCATTGGCTCTTTCGTATAGAGAACGTTCAAGATGTATGCCTCGTGATTGTAGACGCCGTAGTTGATGCTGCACAGGTAATCTTCGCCCGTGTCTGCGGTATCCGTGTAGTTCTTGATGCTCACAAAGAGCGGATGCCCCGCATCGTCGCGCGGTACGTCTGCATAGGTCTTGAATCCGCTGTAGAGACA